AGATGTGATGTATTCTTCTCATCAAAAGATGATAATGATGTTCCAGTAACGTTCCAATTAAGAACAATGCAGAATGGATTCCCAACACAAAAAGTTTTACCATTCTCAGAAATTACTTTAGATCCCGGACAAATCAATATTTCCTCAGATTCATCTATTGCAACATCATTTATCTTTAAATCTCCAGTTTATCTTGAGGGTGGTACGGATTATTGTATTTGCCTTGCATCAAATTCAACAAAATATAGTGTTTATATTTCAAGAATTGGTGAAAATGATTTACTGACTCAAACTTATATTTCAAATCAACCATATCTAGGATCACTATTTAAATCACAAAATGCTTCTACTTGGGAAGCAAGTCAATGGGAAGATATGAAATTTACTCTTTATAGAGCAGATTTCCTATCAAATGGTAATGTAGAGTACTATAGTCCAGAATTATCTTCCGGAAATGGACAAATACCGACATTACTTCCAAATTCTCTAAACACAAACTCAAGAAGAATTAGGGTAGGTTTGGGATCAACTTTACAAGATAGTGGATTGACTCTTGGAAATACTGTTTCCCAATATGGTACAAATGCCACTGGAAATTATGTAGGTAGTGCAGGAATTGCGTACACTACTCTTAATATAATTAATGCTGGTATAGGTTATACACCATCATCAGGCGCCCTTACATTTAATAATGTTAATTTGACCACAATAACTGGTAATGGTAGAAATGCAACTGCAAATATTACAATCAGTAATGGCGTAGCAGTTGGAGCAACTATTTCAAATGGTGGTACTGGATATCAAGTTGGAGATGTTCTTGGAATTACAACCATTGGTGCCACCTCTGTGGGAAGTAATGCAAGATTATCCATAGTTTCTATTGCAAGTACCAATCAACTTATTCTTGATAATGTCCAAGGCGATTTTGAAACTGGAATTGGAAAAACATTACGATATACAAATAGTTCTGGAATAACAACTGATTTAAATAAGTCTGTTGGTGTTGCAGTAACCGTATCAGAAATTATTACAGAATCTGATGGATTGCATATTTTAGTCAATCACAAAAATCATGGAATGTATTTTAATCAAAATTATGTTGCCATTTCTGGAGTTGAGTCTGATATTGCACCAACAAAATTAAGCCTTGCATACAACTCAGATTCCACAGCAGCAATTTCTGTGGACAGTATTTCAAACTTCACTACATTTGAAAATGTTGGAGTTGGAACAACGAATTTGGGATATGCTTTAATTGGTGATGAAGTAATTTCTTATACTTCTGCTTCTGGAGGTACACTTGGAGGTACTATTGTTAGGGGATCAAATCCCAAAAATTATCCTGCAGGAACTCCTGTTTATAAGTATGAATTATCTGGCGTCTCTTTAAAGAGAATTAATATTACTCATAATCTTGAAGATGTGACAGTATCAAATCCAATTACTTTTGATTCTTATAATATCAAGCTTGATATGTCATCCAACGGGAACAATAGGTCTGTTGGCACAGGTTTCCCCAAACTTTATCTTAACAAAACCAAATCAACCGGAGGATATAACACCAAAGCAACTCAAAATATTCCTTTTGAGTTAGTTACTCCAATGATTCAAAATCTAACTGTTCAGGGAACATCATTAAGCGCTGAAATAAGAACGATAACTGGACAAAGTATCAGTGGAAATGAAGTTCCATATGCTAACAATGGATTTGAATCTATTTCAGTAAATAAAACAAATTATCTTGATAGTACAAGGATAATTGCTTCCAAAGTAAATGAAGATGCAAATCTTACTAATTTACCCGGAAGCAAATCTCTGGATATGAGAATTCTTTTGAGTACTCTTGATAGTAGATTAACTCCCGTTATTGACACTCAAAGAGTCAGTTTGATAACAACTTCAAATAGAGTAAATAGTGTAATTACAGATTATGCAGCTGATAATAGGGTTAATAGTATTGCAGACGATCCTACAGCATTCCAATACCTTTCCAAAGAGATTACTTTGGAAAATCCTGCATCATCAATTCTTCTCTTGACAAATGCAAATATCAATATTTATTCAGATATTCGTGCTTTCTATGCAATTGGAGAAAATCAAAACTTTACTCCAATTTTTGTACCATTCCCCGGTTATATGAATTTGGATGTAAAGAAACAGGTTATCAATCCAGCAAATAATGATGGTCGTCCTGATGCTTATGTTTCTCCATCGACTACATTAGGATTCTTACCGCAAAATCTTGAATATAAAGAATATTCATTCAGTATTGATCAATTAGCAACATTTAGATCATATAGAATTAAAATTGTTATAACTTCAACAAGTCAAACATATGTACCAAGATTGAAAGATCTTAGAGTTATCACTCTTGCTTAATATGAAATACTTAAAAGTTGAGGGACATCCTGGTTTATTAAGAGATCCAAATACAAATTCTATTATTAATAACAATATGTCAGAATATCAAGAGTATCTTTCAAGACGTGAAACGAAAAATGATGAGAATCAAAAGATACAACATCTTGAGTCTGATGTTGCTAATATGAAAGATGATCTTGATGAAATAAAATTTTTACTTAGGAGTTTGATTAATGGATCCAAATAAAATAGAACTTGAAAATTTGAGTAAGAGTTTTGAATATTTTAAAATTGCTTCAGAAATAGATAGTATAGAAGATATTGCGCAAATTAAAAATATTGCAAAATGTTATTGCAAACTCTACCTGAAGCAGCAAGAAGTAGTATTATCTTTAGGAATTTCTTCAGCACCCTAAATATCTTAAGAGGTATTATATAAATGGCGCAACCATCTACTCGACAAGAATTAATAGATTACTGTAAGAGAAAACTGGGGGCGCCAGTTTTGGAAATCAACGTGGCTGATGAGCAGATTGATGACCTTGTAGATGACGCCGTTCAGTTTTTCCAAGAGCGTCATTTTGATGGTGTTTATCCAGCATTTTTTAAATATCAATTTACACAAGCAGATATTAATAGAGGAAGAGCAAGAGGTAATAATTCAAGTGCAGGAATTGTAACTACAACTGTAAATACTACGATTGTAGGAACCGCAACAACATTTAAATATGAGGAAAATAGTAATTATTTACAAGTTCCTCCAGGTGTTATTGGAGTAAACAAGATATTTCAATATGATGGGTCAAATAATATTACCCATAATATGTTTAGTGTTAAATATCAATTATTCCTAAATGATGTTTATTATTGGGGAACGACGGAACTTTTGTCATATGCAATGGTAAAAACATATCTTGAAGATCTTGATTTTTTACTTAATACTCAAAAGCAAATTCGTTTTAATAAAAGACAAGATAGATTATATCTTGATATTGATTGGGGGGCAGTAACAGTAGGAAATTATGTTGTTTTAGATTGTTATGCAGTTTTAGATCCAAATGATTATAGCAGGGTTTGGAATGATTCTTTCATCAAACCATATTTGACTTCATTAATCAAGCGTCAGTGGGGGCAGAACATGATGAAATTTACTGGCGTTAAACTTCCAGGTGGAATAGAACTTAATGGTCGTCAAATGTTTGATGATGCTCAAAGAGAAATTGATATTCTCATGGAAAAAATGTCCAATACTTATGAACTTCCACCTTTGGATATGATCGGTTAATTGTATGCTTAATCCATTTTTTCTCCAAGGTTCACAATCAGAAAGAAATTTGATTCAAGATTTAGTCAATGAACAATTGAGAATGTATGGTGTTGAAGTTTATTATTTGCCAAGAAAATACCTTACAGAAAAAACTGTTATAAGAGAAGTCATACAATCTTCATTTGAGGATGCATATCCAATAGAGGCATATCTTGTTAATTATGAAGGGTACGGAGAAAATCCCACCATTCTTTCAAAATTTGGTATTCAAGCACTTAATGAATTAACTCTTTCAATATCAAGAGAAAGATTTGAGACATATATTTCCCCTCTTTTAAAGAACGAAGCAAATATTAAATTATCGACCCGTCCCAAGGAAGGAGATTTGATTTATTTTCCTTTAGGTGATCGTTTATTTGAAATAAAATATGTTGAGCATGAACAACCATTCTATCAACTTCAAGGAAATACCACTTATGACTTAAGATGTGAACTCTTTAGGTATGAAGATGAAGTTATTGATACTGGAGTTGACCAAATTGACGATTCTATAGGGGGAAGTGGCACTGGAGATACAGATTCTGAAAATAATGTTTATGCATCAATTCAAACATTAATACTTGTAGGTTCTGGTGTGACGGCATCTGCTGTTACTGCATTGGTTAATGGTGGCATAAGATACTTTACGGTTACGAATAGAGGTGGTGGTTATTCATCACCGCCAAGAGTTGCAATTTCGTCGGCTCCAACAGGTGGAATAACTGGAGTTGGGTCTGCAACAATGATCGGCGGAATTGTTGTATGTAATAGTAATGTTAATCCAAATTTAAAATCAGTTCAATCGGTTGAAGTGATTAATCCAGGTTATGGATATACTGTGGCACCAGGAGTTGCATTCTTTGGTGATGGTGTTGGAGCTGCAGCAACAACAACTATTGGAAATGGAGTTATCGGAATAGTTACAGTTACAAATGGCGGTTCTGGATATACTTCTCCACCTCAAATTATATTTACTGGAATTTCAACTGTCTCAGCTGCAGCAACCGCAGTTGTAAGTTCTGCTGGCACTATTACTCAAATAAGAATAACAAATTCTGGTCTTGGATATACGCAAGTTCCAACTATTACAATTGGAAATCCTTCATTAACATCTGTAGGTGATTATATTTTTAATGAAGTTGTAACGGGTTCAATAAGCAGTACAACCGCAAGAGTAAGGTCTTGGAATTCCATTACAAATAGTCTTGAAGTTTCTAATGTAGCAGGAGAATTTTTAGTTTCGGAAACAATTGTGGGATCAGCTTCTAGTGCTTCTCATAAATTAAGAACAATTAATACAAATCCAGTAAATGATGGATTTGCCGATAATGAGAACATAGAAAATGAAGCAGATTCTATTATAGATTTTAATGAAAGAAATCCCTTTGGAATGCCGTAGTATAAATATATTTTATTATGATTAAATACTAGTAAATAAATTTATCGAAATGTTTGAGTATTTTTATAACGAAATTTTAAGAAGAACTGTAATTGCATTTGGTTCTTTATTCAATGGCATAGAAATAAAGCATACAGATTCATCTGATAATATTGTCAGTGTAATAAAGGTTCCTCTTGCATATGGCCCAACTCAAAAGTTTTTGGCAAGACTCGACCAATCAGCTGATTTAAGTAAAAAAGTTCAAATAACATTACCAAGAATGTCATTTGAGTTTACTGGATTAACTTATGATTCAACAAGAAAAGTTACAACTACTCAAACATTTACCACAAAAGACGCAACAAACGGAGCAGAGACAAAAAAAGCATTTATGCCTGTTCCATATAATATGCAATTTGAATTGAGCATTATGTCCAAACTTAACGACGATTGTCTTCAAATTGTTGAACAAATTTTGCCGTATTTTCAACCAGCATATACTCTTACAGTTGACTTAGTTGAAAGCATTAATGAGAAAAGAGATATTCCAATCGTTTTGGAAAATATCACTATGCAGGATGATTATGAAGGAGATTTCACCTCAAGAAGAGTTCTTGTCTATACACTAAGATTTACTGCAAAAACATATTTGTTTGGACCTGTTTCTTCTGTTACAAAAGATATTATCAAAAAGACAACTATCAGTTATATTACAGGTACAAATACTTCTGCTCCGACAAGAGAAGTTTTATATACTTCAGAACCACGAGCAATCAAAAACTATACAGGTACAGTTCTTACAAATATTTCAAAAGATATTACCACAGAAGATATCCTAATTTCTGTAAATGATGCAAGTTCAATTGCTACAAATACATATTTTGAAATTGAAGGTGAGGAAATTTATGTCAAATCCAAATCTGGAAATATTCTTACTGTTGATAGAGGTAGAGATGGAACAGGTATTATTTCCCATCTTTCAGGAGCACAAGTAAAATCGATTACATCTGCAGATAATCTTCTCATTGAAGATGGAGATGATTTTGGATTTAGTGGGTCTACGCTCTAATACTTAATGTGAAAATGACAAAAAAATTTGACAGTTTGAATGATGCATTTAATGTTACGGGAGAAATAGTTTGCAATAACACAGAGACATCGGTAGAAAAAATTGAAAAAATTTCAAATTCTATGGATGATGTAAAAAAAGATTATGATTATACTAGAGGAAATTTATATTCACTTATAGAAAAAGGTCAAGAGGCTATTAATGGCATTCTTGAACTTGCTCAGGAAAGTGAAATGCCAAGGGCATATGAAGTTGCTGGTCAATTAATTAAAAATGTAGCTGATGCAACTGATAAGTTGATGGATCTTCAAAAGAAATTAAAAGATATTGAAGAAGATAGAGGAATAAAAGGACCAACAAATGTTACGAATGCACTTTTTGTTGGGTCAACTGCAGAATTAGCAAAACTTTTGAAACAGCAAACTAAGGATGAAAGTTTATAGTAATAACTATATAATAAATAGAAAAAGGATATTGATTAATAAATGGACGCATATAAAAAGTTTACTCATAAAACTCCACATTTAAAGGGTAAACAACATCAATTAGATCCCAATTTAGACCTAAAGCAATTGGTCCATCACGCAACAGTTCAGTATGTTGATCGGGATGCTGATGGTGATGTTGATGTTTATGACAATCCAAAGAAAAAAACACCAGATGAAAATCCAATAAAAGATTTTGGAACCGCATCCAAAAAATTAATGGCAAAACAAAAAGGAGAAATTAAACATACTAAAAGGGGTATGGCATACGAAGAAGTAGAAGAAAAAAGATATTGTCCGCTGTGCGATAAAAAAGAAACCAGATCTGAATGTTCTTATGGTGAAAAGGCTTGGGATAAAGTCTCAGTAAAAGATGAAGAATATTCAATGGTGCGTTCAGAACTTTCTACAATGATGAGTGCTATTAAGAGACTTCAAAAAAAAGTTGATAAGGGAGAAGGTAATTTAGAAGCATGGGTTCAGTCAAAGATTACTAAGGCAGCAGATTACATTGATACAGCAGCAGATTATGTTGGTGGAGGAGAAATGGAAGAAGCATGTTGGGTTGGATATAAACAAAAGGGTTTAAAGAAAAAAGGAAAGAGAATGGTCCCAAATTGTGTTCCAACAAATGAAGCAAAAACACTTGGGTTCGAAATTAAAAAGTCATCAGGTGCTGGTGCATTAACTCCAGATGCAGCAAAGCAACTTGGAGATAAAGCAGTGGCACTTCAAAAGAAAAAAGCAGCAGCAGTTGCTCTACCAAAATTAAAAGAAGGAAACCTTGTTGATAAAATTCTTGGAGAACTTGAAGAAGCATCAAAGTCTGGAGATTCATCGCTTCATGATTGGTTTGCAAAAAGTAGATCTTCTGATGGGAAACCTGGATGGGTGCAATTAGGTGGAAAATATGCAGGCAAATCATGTGCAAAACAACCAGGACAAACCACTAAACCAAAATGTGGTAGTTCTAAAATGTCAGCAGAAATGTCTCCAGAAGAAGAAGATAGTGCAGCGAGAAGAAAAAGAAAAGAAGATCCAAATCCAGATAGAAAAGGTAAGGCAATAAATGTTGCAACAGAAGAGTATGTAGAGGAAGATGCCTGTAAAACAAAAGTCAAATCAAGGTATAAAGTCTGGCCTTCTGCATATGCATCAGGAGCAGTTGTAAAATGTCGTAAAGTTGGTGCTGCAAATTGGGGAAATAAAACCAAAAATGAAGACGTAACAATTGAAGATGCAAATGGTAATACATTTGCAGAAGTGATTGATGTTATTAAACCCGAATCAATCAAAGGATTTAAGCAGCAGGTAAATGAAACAACCCGTCTACAATCAGAAACTGGAAATATTATTGCAGTTATTTTGAATTGGAGAGGAAAGGCATATTCAATCAGAATGTTCTTCCCACAGTCGGGAATGCCGTCAAGGAAGGATGTGACCGTAGAAATTCAAAAAGTATATCCAGGGGCTCAAGTTCTTCAATATAATGTTTCAACACTTCAACCAGGAATGCCTTTGATTCAAGTAGTAAATTCCAAATCAAAAAATTATCTTCTGAATAATAAAACAATTGGTGAAGAAAGTATTGAAGAAGTTGCTGCATGGCAAAAAAAAGAGGGAAAGTCTCAATCAGGTGGTTTAAACGAAAAGGGGCGTAAGTCCTATGAAAGAGAGAATCCTGGTAGTGATTTAAAAGCACCTCAACCAGAAGGAGGGTCACGTAGAGATTCTTTTTGTGCTCGTATGAAAGGTATGAAGAGAAAATTAACCTCAGCAAAAACTGCACGCGATCCCGATTCAAGAATTAACAAATCACTTAGAGCTTGGAACTGCTAATACAATAGAGTTATATTATGGCCGAAGACATTTATCTTGGTAATCCCAATCTAAAAAAAGCAAATACTGCAATTGAATTTACTCAAGAACAAATTCTTGAGTTTATGAAATGTAAGGAAGATCCTGTTTATTTTGCTAAAAATTATATTCAAAT